GCGTGGCGGGTGTCCGAAGAATGCCATTTATCCTCCTAGAAGCTGTGCCATTGACTGCCGGTCGCTTTCAGGGTCACGCTCTGCCCCGCGCTGGTCAGGTCGAGGCTGACGCCCGCGCCGAGATTGTTAATTTGTTCGCCGGGTTGCGGGTTGATCCTGACCCTGCGGCTGGCCCCACCGGGCGAGGCGAGGAAGCGAGAGACCTGAAAAACGACATTCTGGAAATCTGCCACCGCTGGCAAGTTCACATCGTATGGGACAGCAGCCAGGGAGGTGTCCACGATCAGCGTGTGATCCCCCCCGGTCAGCGAGGTCGAGGTCAAGAAGCCGAAATTGTTGACTTCTCGCGTCGGATGCCCCGTGCTGCTCTGGTGCTGATAGTGCCCGGTGGGATGCACTGCACGGACTGGAGTCAGGACCCCGGTCGGATCCACAGCATCTAGCTGCAGGTTGCCGCCTGCATCCTCCTGCGCCATCTGGTATCCATCCACGGGCAGGCCGGCATCCGCGTCGACAAACCAGCTCCAGGCCAAACACGAGCGGACCATTGATAGCGCAGGCTTGCTCGGGGCCACATCGCTCGGCGGCTCGATCCCGGCCACGTCCTCGATCCCCAGCTCGGCCGGCAGAAAAGCGACCCCACCTGATGCCGAGGTGCCGGCCACGTATCGTCCGGCGCCTGGCTGCTCGTTGTATGCCCAGTCGGCGATATCTGAGCTGGCCCCGCCCCCGAAGGCTTCCATCCGCGCAGCGATCGGCGCGGTCTCGCGGTCCTCGTGCTGCTGGATCGTGTTCTGGTCGACGTATCGCAGATCCCCGCCAGCCAGGGCTGTCTTCATCGGCCGCCATGACATCGCAGGCGCACCCAGCTCATTATCAGACTCGACCGCGGCGACCTGCTGCGGCCGGTTCTGCTGGTTGGCAATCCTCGCCAGGCCGTGCATCTCGCCCTCGGTGAGGTGCGGGGCAATCCGGCGCACGATGACCGCGCCCTGCTGGTTCTCCTTGTCGGCCGTATCGCGCGGCGGGAATAGCTTGTTGCCGGGGCTGCCACCACCAGGGCTGTTGCCGGAGTTCTGACCATCCGGGATGACCATGGACAGCGGCTGCTGTGGCGGCGGGATCGGCACGCCGGGAATGCTGGGCTTCCATGGCACCCACGTTACCCAGCGCCAGAGGCCCTTGGCCGTCTTGACCTTGCCGTCCCCGCCTACGTACGGGTGCGAGGCGTTCTTGTCGTAGGTCAGCCAGACCTCGGCGGGCTTGCTGAAGATGGCGGCGTCAGGGTAGCCCGTGAGCTTGAAGTCGAGCGGGGCGTCCATTTCCTCGGTCGCAAAAAACAGCGCGGCCGCCTGGATGTGCTCCGGCCCGACCGGCTCGCCGTCGGCGTTCACGCCATGGTTATGTTTGTCGGCCTTCCCCGCGCCCACGTAGCCGGGGCCGCCCCGCTCCACGCCATGGTAGGCCAGTGCCAGCCCCCCCGGCGAGATCTTGACCCCGTCGTACTTGTCGCCCTCGCTGCGGCCGTTACTCACCTTGCCGTAGTTGTCGCCCACGCTGCCGCTCGGCGGCTTGACCACCTCCATGCGCGGCGGCGGGATATCCGGCAGGCTGATGCTGAGCGTCCGCCCCACCATCATCCCATATCCTTGCTCGCTGGGGCTGCTCGTAATGTTCCACGCCAGCACCTGCGCGGGCGCCTCGCCCGGGCTGCCAGTGCTCCCATCCGGCCGCAGCACCTTGCTGATCCGGCGACTCGTATCCTCGAGCGCCACCCGGTCCTTGTCGGGCTTGCCCTCGTCGTCCACATCGAACCACTGCTGACTGAGCTCGTTCGGGTCCTTGCCGCGCCAGTGACAGATGTTGATGCCATCGGCCGGAAAGAACAGCTCGATCTGCTCGTCTTCCTTGACCGCGTCGAGCACGATGCCCTTGCGGCCTGGGCCGATCGGCACGCAAGTTGCCACTTCGACCGGCATGAACCGGTCATCTTCTTCGAGCTTCTCGTCGAAAATCGGCCGCGCCTTCGTCTTGCCCTTCTTGCGCTCATGGATGATCGACGGCCAAGCGTAGGCGATCGCGGCCGTCTCGCGTAGGCTGCTCGAGCGGTCGCCCTGCACGGTCACCGCCTCGTTCTGCCAGAGCAGCCCGCCGATAATATCCCCGTACATGATCGTCCCATTGTCGTAGACCCCGACAATGTAGTGACCCATGCCCAACTCGTCGTCGTCGTTGCGGCGGCCCACAATGCGCACCCCGTGGCGCATGTGCCGCGTCCTGATCGTCGTCCCTTCGGCCTCACTGCCGAAATCCTGTATAGGGATATACCCGCTGCGCCAAGTGTCCGCGATCGCAGGCATGTTTCCGCTCATGCACCTAGCTCCTTATTGATGACCTTGCGGGTATTCTCGTCGAGAAAAGCCTCGAGCTCGAGGCCAGGAACGGCCGCGGGCAGCTGCAAATGCGTGAGCATCGTGCCGTCAGGCTCGAGAACATGGGTTACCTCAGACAGGAAGCCGGCCGGTCGAATGCCGGGTCGCAGCGGCCCGGTCTGGGAGCCCAGCAGTCGGTCCTGTTCGGAGGCATAGATTTGGGCTGCGCGGGCTTGGGCGAGCTGGAACAAGTCGGCACCCACCCCAACGTCGAACGGCTTATTCTGTCCGGCGCCAATCGGATCATTGAGCGTGAGAATGCCACCGAATCCAAGCCTGTCGATAGGATCAACCGGCGCATTCCCAATATTGGGCGCACCCAGGTCTCCCAAATCGCCTTGAACATCGCCAGGCATACCGAAAAATCTAGGATAGATCCCGGCCAAACTGTCCAGCCAATACACTCTTGCGACTTCATCCTTGATGAGCAGTTCCTTGATCGGCCCCTTCGCTGTGTCCAGCCCGCGGCGGGCACCCTGCGGAAGAATCGCTTTACAGTCATCTGGCTTGATAATGATCTTATGGAATTGGTCAAGGTTATTCGGCGCGGCCGGCACCAGAGTGATGATTATTGCAAACCTGGCAGACAGCGAAGCCAGACGAGGAATTGTGTCTTCCTTCTGTCCCTCCAATTGGCTGTCGAATGATATACTATCAAGATGGCCCTTCTCTGGATTGTAACGCGGCCGATTGAGCACTGGAGCAGGTATGAGGGTATCCCAATTGCCGTACACATCGCCTCTTGGGGTGATTCTTATCAGGCCAATTTGATCGTCCAGAATATCGACGCGGAACGGGCTAGGCCGGTTGTCCTTCTGGATGGGATCATTGAAATCTCCCGACACAGGCAGATGTGCCGGCCCCGGACCCTCTTTTGATTGCGGGTAATGGTATTTGTTCGTAGCTAGAGAAAAGTCTCTCCCCTTGTGGCTGTCAACTAGCAGCGACTTCAGGCCAGGTACCACGCAATAATCACACCAGACAGGAGACTCGGCCCGCGTGCCAGTTGCAGTATCGAAAATCCCCACCAGCTTAGCCTCGATCAGCCTCGAGCGTTGCGTCCATTCCCTATTGATTCTGAACGTCTGCAGATAGTGCTGCTTTAATGCAGCAAATCGGCTCGCCCACTGAAACTTGCTAACGTCACCAGATGCCGTTGCGAGATCATCAATCCCAGCCGCCTCGATCAATGCCCAAACACCCATCCAGGGAATCTGTGCCTGGTCGATCAACTTGCGACTAATCTTCTTGAGCCGCTTCGATCCGATCGCCGCAGCCTGAGCAATAAGGGACTCGATATACACGTCGGCATCAATCCATTCACCCTGTGCCGCTATACCCCCGCCATCAAGCACAAAGCCAGGGTCCGTGATCGGTATTACATTGTTCATAGATCTTATGGTAGACCCACGAACATCACCGAAACCAGCGCCGAGCATGTTGAAGCGAATTTCCACCTTACGGGGGAAATAGCAATGCACCTCCCTCGGTCTCGTCGTGCTATTGCTGATCCTCTTGATTATGCCCGCACCACATATCGGCGGTCCCAGCCGCACGACATTGGCCTCTTCACGTGTTGCATTGAACTTGTTGAACAGCCGGAACGTGCCGCCGACCGTCACGAATAGCCCGACACCAGGCAGCAAACTCAGCGCCTGCCTCAACGCATCATCCCCGGCCCCGTCAATCTGGATGTCCTCCAGCGACACTGCGTTAAGATTCTGAACGTCCGGATCAATCTCGACCTTATCTAACAGCCCGGCCAATAAACCACGGTTCAATCCATCAGTATTGTTTTGCAATACATCCCGGATAATCTCCAGCGCCGTCCATGGCTGAGCCGTGAACGGGTTTATGCTCCAGTCAAGGTACTGGTCCTGGCTGATATCCTGAGCAAGATTAGGGTCATTGAACGCTATCAACTTGGCAACTGATTTGCGGGCCCGGACATTGTATTGCTTCCAGATCCGCAGATACGGCATCAGCCAGCGCAGGTCTCCCACCTGAATGCGGCCGATGTGCGGATTCGGCCCAGGCTCGGCCGTGATCACTCGCACATTCTGCACTTTCAGCTGCTCGCCGGGCCGCGCTCGATTGTTCGCCCCCACGACCTCAGTCCGCTGCATGATCAACTCGAGCGGCTTGTGCAAGTCCGCATTCGCCTCATACAGCGGCACCGCCTCAATAGGTACTTCATACGTTTCGATGACCGGCTCGACGCCTTCGGCCAGCCGCCATCGGACAGGTGCACTTCCGAGAAGTTCGGCCCCGCCGAGCGTAGCTTTCTGTCCGGCGATCTCAGCCATTACGTAACCGCATCAATCTGTTGTGGCACTCGGTCTACCCGCTCGAACGTCGAGCTTCGCACAAGCTGGAATGTGTCGCAAAACTCGGACGGTAGCCCCTTGCGGATCGGCATTATGTTCTCTTCATCGTCGACCAGTACCCACTGTCTCGACCCGCCCGGCCCAAAAATCGAATCCGGAGAAAATCGGCCCGTCTGGAAATCAAACCCGAACTGCTCGCCTTCTGGCAAGCCTATCCTGATCTCCGAAACTACCACCTTTAGCAGTTCGCGGGCCGGGCCTTGGAAAACATACTTAGCGAAGGCCGTTGCGTCTGTCCATACTGGCACCAGCGCCTTTCCCTGGATCAGAGTGCGAATCGTATTCTCGGTGTATTGAAGCAGCGGAAAGGCAGCGCCCTCGATGAATGCCTCGAAGGCCACAACGGCCGTTATCCGGTTGTTCGGCAAGTCGTAGGTAGGTGTTGCCTCGGTAAAGCAGATCAGCCCCACATCCAGCTTCTCGCGGATATTCTCAGCAATCCATGGCAAGATCGTCCCCACCCAGAGACTGACCAGGCTAGATGTCACGTCCAGGCTAATACACGCCTCATAGGTGGCGGTGCCAATTAGCGGCGGCTGTACAGTCGCATCAGCCACCGGCGAAAACTCGCCTGATACCTCCTGGCGGGTCACGCTCATCTGCTGGTTGATGATGCTCGAGACATCAAACGCACCGCTACTCTCGGCATATTCGACCTTGAGCAACTCAATCCGAAACTCAAGCCTTGTATTTAGATCGTCCTGGCTACTAACCTCGGTTAGCTTATTGAAACTTCCTGATTCTCCCACATCGCTAATCTTGCTGCTGATCAGGCTGGCAATACCAGAGTCATAGTTCCCGCGCGCGTCATCGCCGGGCGTCATGGTGTAGACACCAGAAATCGTGATGCTAGCGTGGCGGCACCCGTCATAGCCCAGCTCGGCCGTGGCCTCGAGAAGTCCGCCATCTCCGCTCGTATCGGCCGGAAGCTTCACGGTAATCCGCGCGGTATACAAGCGAGTGTTGCCAGTATCCGCGGTATCGCCGCGCTTGATGAGCTCGGCCCGCTGCTCGAAGCCAGTACCGCTACCTTCAGAGAATATGCGCGTGCTAGTACCGCCCTCTGTCGTATAGACGAGCGTCAGAGTCTCCCGACGCTTGCGAAAGTCATCCTCGAGCAGCGCGATCTCACTGTGCAGACTCGCCGTCACAATGAAGTCATACTCGACGATGTACTCCTCAAAGCTCGACGTGATGCGGTATGGAGATTGACCGTCGGGGACATTAGTCGTGCCGGCGCCGATCGTACGACTTCCATATGTGAGACTACTGAGACGGGGAGCGGTCATTTCTTGCCTTTCTGCCCGGCCACATTCTTGGCAAGATGCGCTCTCAAACCCTTGATAACACCCTGGATGCTTTTTGCGTTGAGGTCGCTGTCAATAACGCTCTTGCTGGCCTCTCGGAGATATGCCACCCGTCGGCGCGCCTGGAAAGTGGCCACAGCCTCATCGGCCCCGACGGGCGCATCTAGCAGGGCCGCACCCTTGACTGACTCGATAGTCTGGCTGGCAGCCGAAAATGCGGACGTCAGTTGCGCCTTGAATTTCTCCAGATCGCGGCGGGCCTCGGCTAACTGCTCCTGCAGTGCTTTCCCGAACTTCGCCAGAAAGGGATTTTTTGACTTGCCCATGTCTTCGGCGTTTAGTTCGTAAATAGGGAGGACCACCTTACTCGCAAGCTCAACTCCAGCAGTTGCAACCGCCGCCGCGATCGCCACACCGCTGATGCGCGCGCCAATCCGCCCACGCACTCCGCCGGCGCGAGGTGGCTGGCCTGCCCGCAATCGACCTCTCCGGACCTCGGGCCGATCGCGTTCCACAATCGGAGGCGCAGCCCGCCGCCGCCGCACAGCCTCAGCGGCCCGTCCCTCCTGCATTTTCCGGGTCTTCGCCTGTACCTCCCGATCACGCTTGCGGGCCTGATCGAGATCTTTCCGAACTCGAACAATGATATCTTCGGCCATCAAGCCACCTGCCCTTTCAGCCGATCGCGCATCACTTCAAACGCCACAGCCTCAAGCATCGCCCCCCCGTCGTAATCGGCCGCTATCTGGGCGGACTGCAACGGACTCTGAGATGCCCAGCCACGCGCACATGCCTCTGCCGAGACAAGTTCTGTGTTGGCCGTGACCAATGCAGCCCGCTCCTCCGAATCCAATTCAGTCCAGTCGGTCAGCCGCAACATACCTCCGGCTCGCATAAACCGGAGGGCCTCGGCCACTAGCAGCTGCTCGCCTTCACTACCAATAGTGGAGACCCCGCTGAGTCCAGAGGCTTGCTTGAGAAGGCTCATAGCGATATCGAAGACAGCCGAGCCACCTCCGCAACCTTCTCATCACTAGCGCGCCGTAGACCCCGCAAAACAACGGCCATCCCAAGCTCCTCGGTTACCATCGCCTGCATCTGGCTTGTTTCCGTGAACAGCGGCACGGCCTCATAAAGGATGATCCCACAATGATTCACGGTATCCTGCGGACTAAATAGGATCTTAAAGCTGCGGGTACTGCCGAGATATCCGCGATCAGCCGCCCCCGCCCCCGGATAGTTGACCTTGGCCGTTGCTCCGCTGCCGCTGCCACCCGGCCAAACACGACGCATCATCTCGGTCGGAAAGCCGCGCATCAGACAGACTAGGCTGACTTCCTGATTGCGGATGATGTAGTCCACAGCCTCGCCGCCATATTCTTCAGCAATTATGGGACGGACACTCTGCGAGGGTACAAGCTCCACGCGAAGCGCTTCTCCGAGATCAATGCCCCCGTGAGGAAAGCTCGAAATTCCGGTAGGGTCGGCGCATAGTCGCCCCGGTACCCTCAAGCTCTTATCAATGCCGACGATATCAGCCATCAATCAGCCTATGCAGGATCCGTAACGGTCGGAGCCGCATCACTCGGCAGCGACAGCCCATAGCCGCGCCAAATCATACTCTGAATCTTTCCATCCGCGCCCGCCAGCGCATCCGTCACGGTAAACTTATCGCCCTGCAAGAATGGGGTCTGGCCGCCGACCATCAACCAGTATGAGCCTCCGCCACCCCTTTCTAGCAGCTTACTCCATGGAACAAGAATGAGGTCATCGATGTGGATCGAGCCCGTTGTGCCCAGCGTCCGGCTGATCTCAACGTCGATCTCGTTCTCATTGAAGTTGACAGGCCACGATCCGCTACCGATCGTCAGCCTCAGCACATTCCAGCCAGTCTGAGCGGCCATGACCACCGAGGCCGTTGCCGTGCCCAGCTTGATGGTGATCGTGCCATCCCCCGTACCCAGCTCGCGATTCCAGGCCAGCTGCATCATCAGCGGAACGCCAGCCGGGATAGTCCGACTTCGCAAATCAAACCGCTGGGTTAGCGTCGTGCTGAAGCTCTTAATGTTGAGGCTCCGCCGCGTCTCGGTGGCCCGCGTTCGCGGCTGATATATTTCAGCAGCGCCAGACTCAAATGTATACGTCGCGCTGCTTACAGCTGTTGATGAAGTCCAACTCGGGATATCAGTCGGTTCGGCCTCTGTCCCCGTCAACAGATCCCATCCAGAATTCTGAACGATCTGATTTGCTGAATCGACACAAGTCAGCGTAGTATCGATCCCACTGCCATCGCGGAGAATCTCATCCTGCTCGGCCGTTTCGCCCGCGACGGCAAACTTCTCGCGGTTACGCCTGCTGCCGGTATTAGCATCGGCGCCCTTGGCCGCAGTAATCTCAAATGTCTTCGTTTCCAGATAGACTTCTTCCAGCGGCTCGCCATCTGATCCAACCGGCAAACGCAACAGCTCGCCGTCCCCCACGTTGCCGCCACCCGCTGCCGGTGTCCCGAACGTAATGCCGCGAGTCTGCACATCGTCTGGCGGACCAGCCGCATTGAACGCATCACGCAATCTCGGCCGGATGATGGTCGGGACATCTGTCTCGGGCGCACTGATCAACAGGCCCCAGGCCACGAAGATCGGATCCAGCACACTTCGGATCGCAGCCGGGGTAATCATATTGTTCAGGCTGGCGCGAATCGCCCGCAACGCCGCCGTCATGGCCGAAGCCTGCTCAGACGTGAGCACCAGATTCTGGATGATGTCGTCTTCCATATCGAGAAGATTGCTCGCGTTAGCGTGTCCAAAGAGCCTGATCTCATCAAGCTCCTTGACCACCTTCTGCAGCATGGCAATCAATTCGGGCTTGGTTGGTTTCGCTCCTGCCATGATTCGCTACCTCTTAGATCACTGTCCGCTCATCGACCGAGAATCTCAGCTCGGCAACGTGCATCAGCACATTACTGACTATCTCGGCGGAGATCGTTGTATTTACGGTCTTCGGGTCCAGCTCCGGCTGGTCGACCCAGATCGTGCTGCTGCTGATGATGGCTGCATGCACTGCATCGACCAGCGCCTGGAATGTCTCCTCGCTGCTCGTCGGTGATGCCTCCTTGATTGCATAGTGACCCCGGATCAGCATTCCATGGGTCCGCAGGAAGCGACGGCCGCTGCCGTCCTCCTGTACATCATCCACTGCATCGCGAGATACCGACCACCCATTGATCAATGACTCGGCTGCATTCCCGAAGAATGACTTCAAATCCTCTAGGCGATTGCTTCTCGGCTGGTGGTCGACTACGGAACCAGCCCCGCCGGTGATGCCAGCGGTGCCAGCCACTACCGCGACCGTGGATGATAGGATGCTAGCGTAGGACACGACGCAGCTCTCGCTCGAATATACCCCGGGCCTGCTGCCGAAATACCTCGTCCTGCGCCTGCTGGAAGAAGGGGTTTGCGGCCACCTTGGCCTCGGACCTGGCGATCGCATAGGCCACAGCCTGGACCGCGGCTTGCCCGGTCAATGGCGAGCGACCGCTCCGGGCTCGAGGCTTCAGCCGGTGGCGGATGACCCAGTTCTTGATATCGGCGATCGATGGCTGCTTGCCCTGGTGGCCTTCCTCGATCGCGGAAAAGTAATCCGCGGAGGTGGTCACGCTGGCGAGCAGCTGTCGGCCATCCCCTGCGCGAGCCTTGAAGCTCCGCGCTAGTGTGCCGCTATCACGCGGAGCCTTCTGGGCTGCACGCTTGGCAATTGCCTGCGCTAGCTTGAGGGCCGCGCGATCAAGGGCCTTCTCGATCCGACGCATGATAGCCGGGTCAGACATATCCGCCTGAATTTGGACCACGACACGAGCCATTACCGCCACCGACTCCGATGCGTGATGAAGTCTCGGCCCCATCGGTCCCTGATGTCCTGATCCTGATATACGAGCACGCCCGTCACCACCTCGCCTTGCGCGATGTGCTCCTTGTACGCCTCGAAAAGATCGCTCGCCAACCGGGCGAAGGTATCCGCGCGACTGGCGCCTGCCACCACATCGGCCGCGATGGTGCTGTTGGTTTCTTCGGCGTAGAATGCCGCAAGACCTCGAGCCAAGAAACTGGCCGCGAGATCGCATACTGAATCGAAATCTGAATCCGGCACCGATGACCCGGCGCCGTCTACGGTGTGCGGGGTAGAGTATTTGATCCGGGCAGTCTCGGCGGCTGCCAGAGTGATGGTGGTGAGCTGGATCTTCTGGACATTACTCACCTGGACAACTTCTAGATTATCCTGCAGGTCGAGGATTCTGGCCGGCACCTCGCCGACCGGATGCTCGAGAAGAATTGGCACCGAGAATCGGTCGACCCAGCCGCTAGGTGTAGCAAATTCTTGCGCGGTCCCGTCGCCAGTGATAAGCGCATCCTGATGCCTCGGCTTATCTCGCGAGTAGGCCCGAACGGCCTGCTCGATAAAATCATCCCGATCCGCGGAGGTAAAGATACCGGCTGAGTCCTTCACCGTGATTGCAACCTTAGCGTTGAAGTCACTCAATACAGCCATGCCAATACCTACCTCCGCGGATCAGTTTCAGTCAGTCACTCACTACGGAACGATTGAGCCGGCCACTCCGCGATGGTCGAGATTCTCGACACCGAAGATGTGGCGGATCTTGAAAGTCGTCACGTCGTCGGTAAAGACTGCCCCGCTCGTTGCCGCATCCTGAAGGAACAGCTCCGGAGTCCGGCTGCCAACGAAGCCGACTTCGATCGTCGGCACGTCGGCCGGATCCGCCATCAGGAACCAATCGGCGGTGTCCGTCTGCCAGGTGTTCACGATGAGGCCGATCCCGTACAGGCCGCGCACGCTGCTGGGCACCGTGGCATTCTGATCGGTCGTGAAGGCCACATCCGAAGTGACCAGGCGATAGCCCAGGTCAGCCAGGTCCGGCGGAACGATCAGCCAGCGGGGACGCAAGCCCAGCCGCTCGCCACTCGTCAGCTCGGTCTGCTTGAGCATCTGAGTGATCGCGATCTGGAGCGTTGCCTCGGACAGCGCCACGATCTGATGGTTGGCATGGCCAACGGCCACCAGGGCTGTGGCATCATAATCCATGGTGGGATTCGCTGTCAGGTGGGTCAAGTAGACCGCCTTGCTCAGCGTGCGAGCAGCCGCTCGGCCGAGCATCGACGGCAGGCGCTGCAGGCTGGCCAGGTCATCGTCGACCGCGGCCTCGAGGCTGTAGCTTTTCAGCGAGCCATGCTTCGCCGCCGCGTAGGTCACTTCCTCGTCGGCCGCATCGGCGATCTCGAGGTAGGCAGCGCCCTCCGCCACCACCGGGATATCGGAGTATCCGCCGATCCTGACCCTATGCTGTGTCCGGAAGTCGGGCAGCATTACTTCGTCAGAAACGATCTGGCGCCAGTCCGGGAGGCTGGTGTTTTCGTATTCCGAGATCAGACGCCTCGCGACAGAATCGCCGAACACCTCGGCCCAGGTCGTGGTCAGGATGCTTTCCTTGAGCGACTGGGTCCAGCTCCCGAACGACTCGCGCAGGTTCTGGTGATGCTTCTTGATGTAGTCCGGGTCACCTTCGCCGGCCCGACCGGGCAGCGCCCGCGCGACCGACTGGAAGATGGCGAAGCCGACATCGTAGCGGCTGCCGCTGTGGCCCGTCATTTTCCGGTAGCTCTCGTGCAGGCTGGTGAAGGCCGGCACGCCATCGATCTCGGCCTTTTTGCTGAGCATCGCATCCATCGCCTTGCCCCAGCGATCGCGCTGCTCGGCTCCGACCTCGATCTTCTTCTCGCCGCAGCCCTTGACCTTGCCGGACTCGGTGAGGCTCGCCAGATACTCGCGCTCCTCATTGATCGCGGTCGTGAGCTGCTCGGCCGTGACCTCGTTGGTACCCTCGAACATCTTGCGGATGCGTCCCTCCGCATGGCTCGGCAGACCAGACCCGGAGAGAGCCTCCGTTACCCGCTGCCGCGCCGATGCCTCTGCCAGCTGAGCCTCAAGCTCGGCCAGTCTCGCCTCATGCGCTTCGGACATTACGTCCTCCTCTGATCTGCCGCTGTCGGCCTCGCTGGCCTCTGCGACGTCCCCTGAAATGGTTGATTCTTCTTCTGTCGGCTCTGCCTCTGTTACAGGCTCCGCCTCGGATTCTTCGGCCGGCATTTCCTCGGCCGGCATCTCGTCCTCCATCGCCTCATACTCGGCGATCCATGCAGACAGCATCTCGACCCCGGCCTCGACTTCGCCGGCCGCGAGCATCTCGAGCAGGCCGCGGAGCTTGGCGATGTCCTTGCTCATCTCGCGGAATTCGGCACTCTCCGGATCGGCTGCCGCGAGCGCCTCGAGCGCCCCCTCCTGCGCCGATCCCAGGATGTTGCTCACGATGTCCCCGACCTTGGCTTGGCCGATGTCCTCGACCTCGATACCCTCGCACCACCGCGGGCGATGCTGCCTGAGTAGATCCAATACACGCAGCATATTGCTGGCCCCTTTTGCGTTCTGAATGCTGGCAACCAAGCGCAACAGCCGCCCCCCGGCCGCGGGCTGGCTCACCAGATCGAGTGATTCGACACTATGGATCTCGCTGATCTCGTGGACCCGCTTGCCCTGATAGCTGCCGATTTTTGCTTGGCCGCTCGCGTCGATCGAGAATCCGGCGACTGGCGCGCCCTGGCTCCATGATCCGGCCAGAATCTGCATGATGTCGCTGGCCGCCTCATTGATCGCGAGACGGGCCACGATTCCCTCGCCGCCGCCGGGCAGCTGGGCATACTTCACCGACCCCGGAACAAGTACGCCGATGATATTGCGAATGCATCCGCCGGGCGCAGCACCTCTGGCGGCCTCTGGCAGATGATCGAATGCGGCCCGACGGCGGCCGTCAAACTTGAAGGCGTTGACTTTCAAGCCATCGAATTTATCGACAGCGGCCCGCAGCGTGGCCGGCGGATAGTACCGGCGCACGCCTGGCGCGTCTTCGTTCTCGCTCAGCCCGGCCTCGATCACTACCACATCCCATTCGCGGCCGGTCGCCTCGACTTGCTCGAGCAGTCGGCAGCTGGTCTCGATCATCATGCCGCATGGCTTCGCGGCGAGCGCTGGAAGCGTACTGCCCCGGCTGCGCCCGCGGACCTTCTTTCGATGATTCCTAGCTCTGCCCACTGCTGCTCCTCCCGTTTTCTGCGGCTACCGGCTCGCGCATGCTCCTGGCCATCCCTAGCGCCTCATCTTTCAGCCGGCGCATCTGCATGGCCGTCATGTCTTCCAGTCCTGGCATCCGGCCGCCCTCGCGATCTAGGCCCCCGGCATCGCTTACCGGCTCGGCCGTGTCATCGCTGAAAGCGCTGGTCTCCAGGCCGAGCTGGTCCGTGACATAATCGAAGACGCGCGCACATTCCGCGGCCGACTTCCAGCCATTCTGCTCGGCCAGCATCAGCGCCTGCGCGGTGCTCAGCATCGAGGCCCCGATCTGCTGTACATCGGTCGGCCAGATCGGCGGTGTGATCACGCGATACTGCTTGTCCTCGTCTGCGTCAAGCGTGCCCGCGATAATAGCCTGGTCGATCTGGTGCGCGAGAACCTTGCTCACCACCTCGCGGAATTCCCGCTGTTTAGCGCGCAGGCTCTTGGTCGTCGGCTCACCCATCGCGAGCGCGGTGGCCTTGCTAGCCTCGCTGCCCTCGGAAAGCCAATGGGATGGAATCCCCATACCGGCGGCAATGTGTCGCTTCACCATATTCGCATGGGTTTCGATCTCCATGCTGCCGAGCTCTGGCTTGATCGCCTGGACATCGACGGCATCATTGTGATAGCGCGTCTGGCCATACTTGTAGTCAGGCTGCTTCTTCCGCATTTCTTCGATCTTTGCGTCATCGGCGCCAGCCACCGTTACGTCGAAACAGACGGCAGACTTTAGCTCGGCAGCTTCTGCCGCATCCATCAGAAAGCGCTCATGGATGCCGAGCCAATCGAGGACCGGCAACAGGCTGCTGACCCCCCGCGATACCCCCGCAACGCGGTTGACGCCGAAGTAATGCACATCGCCCACGAGCAAGCCCTTAGTCGGGCTATTCGGTCCCTCATCCTGATGGATCACCCTCAGCCAATTGGGCGCTGACTCCGGATCGAAGGAAGGATCAGCCAGCTGGGCCGCGTAATCAACCGACTGAAGCCCCGCCGGATCTCCGATATTGTCCGCGGTCAGGACTACCCATTGAGCGATCTCGGCATTCTCCGGGTCGAGGACAACGGCCGCGACCGCCAGCGGATCGATAGACCCCAGGCGAACCCGCCCAGTGTATTCCTCGACAAATACCGGCATGATCAACTCGCCGAACAGGAACAGCGACAAAGCGCGCTGGTGCTGCTTGGCCGGCCAGTCATTCACCGGGTCATTCCAGTGCGCCTCGAGCACCGCGTCTACTTTCGGCGACTGGGCGCGGTACGTCGTCCCCTCCCCAACCGCATAGTCCACCAGGATATCGACGGATCTGCGCGCAAGGGGATATCCGCTGTACAAAAACCAGGACTCCGTAAGGATCCGCTGGCGAGTATATGGCGAAATATCGCGATACCCATCGGCCCCGAGCGAGCGAAAGAAGCGGTCTGCATGTGGGCCAGTCTCATCAACCCCGCCGTATGGCGACAGGTAAGCCTCGCGCAGCTGTTTTTTCCTGCTGCCCCACTTCCAGGGCTTGAACCAACTCATTCTTTGTCGGTCGCCTCGGCGAGTCTCTTGGAGGGCTTCTTCCTAGCTGCTTTCTTCTTCGCGGCCTTCTTCTTCGCAGGCTTGGCCGCTGGCATTGGCTGATTGCTTGCCCTGGCTGCAGCCTCTGCGGCACGCTTGGCGCCCTCGGCGCGGCCCCTGGCCTCTAGCATGGCCGCCCGATACATCCGCAGATCATGCCGCGCGGCCTCGGACATCTTTTTCATGTCCGAGAATCCGGCCTCCATCTTCGCCGCGGCTGCTTCGGCCTGGTCGGCGGCCGCCATCATAGCGCGTAGGTCCATCTGTGCCCCTCACTGAATGTACAATCTCTGCTGGTAGGGTATACCTTTATTGTACATCTGTCCAGCGCTACTCGGGCTCGATAAATCTAGCGCGCAGGCCGATTCCGTCCTGCCACTCGAGGCGCATCACCCAGCCACCCAGCGGCCGAGGGTACTGGCCGCGCTCGACATGCCATCCGCTGATTCCCTGCTGGAACTCATCCTTATAGGTGCTGGTCCGCACATAATGCACCTGGCGCTGAGTCGCCCGATTTGATCGGCTGAGTGCGGCCCTGCGGGTCTTCGCAATGTTCTTTTGGTGAACATGGCCCATGACCATTATGTCTGCGTCGATCCCCTCGGCCGCGCGCGCGAAGTCGATCATCCCCTTCGTCACCGGGGAGGCGCCACCTGAACCATGAGAATACCAGAGCACTAGGCTGCTGCGCTGCGACCCCACCTGCGCCATGATCCGAATCCATCCGGTATAGCCGCCGGCTCGCGTGATGCCGCCCTCTCGCCGGAGTCCGGCCGCCATACGCGCGGTCGGGCAGGTCTCGTGATTCTTGCGGATCGCCTGCTCGTGATTCCCAATGGCAAGCAGCGCCAGCTGCCCCTTGTATGGCTTGTGCCATTCAACGAAGTCATCGATCACAGCATCCAGGTAATCATTGACCTGGTGCTCTGGCCTGACCCCCTGCTTGTTGCTGCGCCGGTCGAATTTCCCCTGCATCAGACAGAGCTGGTCGCCCAGGCTGACAATCGGAGCCCCCGCCTCCTGCGCGGAGTCCATGTGTCGGCGCAGCAGGTCTCGATCGCATAGCGGATTATCCCAGTGCTGGTCCGAAAGAAGCAGCACATCCTGCCGCCAATCCCGCTGACTATCGGCCTGTAGTCGCAGCACATGTACATTGCGGGACGCCTCCTCGAAAGCCCAGCCGCCGCTAGTCATCGCCATGCTGGCAATACCCCGGATCATCGCCCATCATACGGCGCTCTACCTCCTGTGCCTTCGCCGAGAGCTCGCGTAGACGGACCCACAGTACGAATGCCCAGCCCGGCAAATCGAGCGCCTCCTCCATCAACTCGGCCACCAGATCATCGGTCGGCCGATCGAAGCTGCCATCGCCGTATTCACGATGACCAGCATCTAGCCGCTTCTCGATCTCTGATAGGAATTCCGGCCAATGGCTAAACCATTTTGCGGCGGCTTGATCGGTATCTCCGTGCATCTTCGGTCTCTCTGAGCTGACGCGCCCGGTAACAGCGGGGACAATGCCAGCCGCACTTCTCGCGACCAGGATCATCCACATAATTCGCCCAGTCACGCAGCCCCGGCAAGGCGCAAACCTGAACACGCCAATCATCCACCGGCTCTATCAGCCATCGGGTTTCCTGGCGTAAGCCGCACTGGACACAGATGGTCTGGTGCGGGATGTCAGATACGAGCTCTCGCACTCGCACCATGATCTTGCTGACTATGTCCCGCTGTCGTCCCATCTATAAAATGCTAGCACGCCAAATCGCAGCCGCAAAACCGGCCGACTGGCGCTATAGGCGGAATCCAGGCCCAAATCGACCCCGCGGACGATTCCGACGCTCGAGCTGGGAATAGCTGGCACCGCTCGATGAGGACTTGCGCGCGCGACCGGCTGCAGGCTCATCCTCGGGCGCTGGTCCGCTGCACATCGCAGGGGCCGGCGGCCGGCTCATCTGCTCAATCCAGCCATAGGCCAGCACATCCACCTGATCATCGTGGCGGCCGGCCGGGAAGTACAGCAGCTCGGCTTCGAAATCACCGAGCCAGGGCGCCCCGTCCAGGTGGTAGACCCGGCCCGCCTCATATGCGACAGAGATCCCGGTGGCCCTCGTGATCTTGTCGCGGTCGGCCTTGAGCTCGCGCAGAGCATGCCCCTCGGAGGCCGCTGCTGCGATCACACCGAACCCCGCGTCAGCCGCCTCTACTGCCTGATAGGCGACCAGCGGAAAGGCCGCCCGGAGCTGCTTCATCCGCGGCCATTGCTGCGAGACCTCCAAGCGCTCGCGCACCATATCAACCACGAGCATCTCTCCATCCGGCGTGATAGCAAGCGTGGCAATCGCCGTGTAATCGTTCTGAGATCGGACACGATGCGCGAAGTCTCCCGTCTGGTACCAGTAGCAATCCGCCTTCAGCACTCGGCGGACCCCGCTGGCCGTAATCAATGCGAAGTGAGACCCCTCATCGCGAAAATATCGGAAGCGGGATCGGTGGAAAATAGCGCCCTCGGCCCCCTGTGGGCGCTGCTGGTACATGGCCCCGAACCAGTACGTGCCGTTTTTTTCCCTCTGGTCCTGCAGGAACTCGAGCGGCCGCATCTCCGGCCACAGCGGCTCGCCTTCCTCGCGGCCGAGGATGTCATCCTCCACAGCCAGGGCCGGGAGCGTGATGACCTCCCAGGAATCCGCATCATGCTCGAGGATCCGGCCGGCGATGTCGTACTCATGCCACCGCGTCATTATCAGCACGATCCTTGTCCGCGGCACAATGCGACTGCCGACCGTAGACCGCCACCAGTTCCATAGATATTCCTGGCGGGCTCGGCTCATGGCATCCCCGTGATCCTTCACCGGGTCATCTACTATCAGCAGATCAACCGGCTTGCCCGTGATCGGGCCGCCCGCCCCGCTGCAATTGAACTGTCCGCGGCGGCCGGCCACTCGCCACCCCGCCCTCGGCGCCTTGTTTCCCTCGGCCAGCTCGAGATTGAACACCTCGGGGCCGGCCGTCCGAAACACATCACGCGCCATCCCCCCCCAGTGCTTGGCGAAGCCGGCCTCATAGCTCAGCAGCATCACGACATGATCGGGATTCATGCCGAGATACCAGGCAGGGAAGTAACGGGA